AGAGAGTCACCCCGGGAAGCTGCCATCCTGAAGGCCGAGGGCGTCAGCCGCGGCGTGCCCGACTGGCTCTGCTTCCGCCCCGGCCACATGCCTCACGGCACCCCCTGCGTCGGGCTCGCCCTAGAGTTCAAGCGCCCGGACAAGCGCACCCGCGCCACCCCCGAGCAGCTTGCGTGGCATCAGCAGCTCACCGCCTGCGGCTGGCGCGTGGAGATCGCCCGCAGCGCCGAGGAGGCGTGGGCCATCGTCCGCGATACCTACCGGCACGGCTAGCCCACCACGGCTAGCCCACTAGCTTTCCCACTATGACCCCGACTCCGCTGCCCAGCCGCCCCGCCTGGCTGACCATCCCGGAAGCCGCCGCGCTCATCGGGGTCTCACGCCAAGCCGTCCACAAGCTGTGCGAAGCCGTCCCCCCGGTGTTCCGCACCATCGTCGTCAGCCCGCCCCACGCCCAGCGCATCGTCCTGCACCTCGACACCGCCGACGTGCTAGCCTACCGCGACCAGCGGGCGTGGCAGGACAAGCCGGTCGGCCCCATCCCGTGGGACGTGCCGCCCAGCCACCCGCCCGAGGTGCCGCCCGTGCCGCCCATGCCGCGGATCGTGGGCATCGGCATCCCGACCATCCGCCCGTTTTGACCATGGCCGCACCGACCGTACAGCACGTTCCCATCAGCAGCATCAAGCCCAACCCCAGCAACCCGCGCACGATTCGGGACGAGCGGTTCCACAAGCTCGTCCAATCCATCAAGGATTTCCCCGAGATGCTGGAGCTGCGCCCCATCGTCACCGACGCCGAGCGCGTGGTGCTGGGCGGAAACATGCGGCTCAAGGCGTGCAAGGCCGCAGGGCTTAAGACCGTGCCGGTGGTGGTAGCTGATCACCTGACCGAGGCGCAGCGGCGCGAGTTCATCGTCAAGGACAACGTGGGGTTTGGGGATTGGGATTGCGATGCGCTCGCGAACGAGTGGGATGCGGGAGAGTTGGCGGCGTGGGGACTGGAGGTGCCCGACAGCGCGCAAGAGGCCGCCGCAGGGCTCACAGACCCAGACGCCGTGCCCGAGGTGTCCGACGAGCCAATCACCAAGCCGGGAGATTTATGGCTGCTGGGACGACATCGACTGTTGTGCGGTGACAGCACTAGCGCAAAGAACGCGGCCAAGCTCTTGAACGGACAAACACCCGACATTCTTTTGACCGATCCCCCGTATGGCATGAGGCTGAATACTGACTATTCGTCAATGCCGCGTGGCGGAAAAACGTATGCCCCGGTTATTGGCGACGATCAAGATTTTGATTTCGCGCCTATCGGTCAGCTATTCCCAACCAAACAAATGGCAGTTTGGGGTGGTGGCTGGTTTTACAACACGCTACCAAAGGGCGGTAGTTGGATCGTCTGGGACAAGCAGCCCGCGCATACGGTGTCAGGACGTCAAAACCACTTTGAGGAATGTTTTATTTGGCCGCACAAAAAACGCATATTGATACGCAAGCTGTGGACGGGCTTTACCGCCAAGGAAAAAGGAGAGGCAAGAGTTCACCCGACGCAAAAGCCTGTCGAAGTGATAGTTGCGTTGGCTGAGTTCATGGGCGATTGGGGCTTGTGTGTCGATCCGTTTTTGGGTTCAGGGACGACCATCATCGCTTGCGAGCAGCTCAATCGACGCTGCTACGGGATGGAGATTGACGCCAAGTATTGCGATGTCATCGTGCGTCGGTGGGAAGAGTTCACCGGCCAAAAGGCTATCCGCCAGACTAGCACAAACAGGGAGGATACAGGCAATGCCAACGCCGCCGCCGCCGTTGCATAGTCGGTTCAAGAAGGGCCAAACGGGTAACCCCAAGGGGCGCCCCAAGCTACCCGACATCCGCGAGGCGCTCGCCAAGGTGCTGGCCGAGGAAAAGGACGGCGTCACCGCACTGGAGGCTACGCTGCGCGCACTTCGGGCCAAGGCCACCAAGGGGGACGTGCGCGCCGCCGAAGCCCTGCTCGACCGCGCCTTCGGCAAGGCCGTGCAGCGCACCGATGTCACCAGCGGGGACAAGCCCATCGCCACCCCGCCCATAAGCTGGATCACCGTCCCCCACGTGGAGCCGCCCAAGTGACCGAGCCGACCAGCGCCACCCGCCCGCCCCACGAAGTCTGGTGGTCCCACCACATCCAGGCGCACGGCATCACCGGCAGCACCTTCGCGGGCTGGCTAGAGCAGTCGGACCCGCACAGCCGCCGCGCCGTGTTCCAGCAGGTGGAGACGCTCGGGGCACTGTCGGTGCTGGAGTTCGGCCCCGGCACCTTCCTTGACTTCCAGACCTATTGGCGCGCCCACCCGTGGATCGGCTACCGCGCCGTCGAGCTGACCCCCGAGCTGGTCGCCTACGGGCAGGGGCTCGGGGCGCAGGTCGCGCTCGGCAGCATCGCCAGCGTGGACCACTACGGGCAGGCCGACGTGGCATACTGCCGCCACGTGCTGGAGCATCTGCCCGGCTATCACAACGCGCTGGAGACGCTGCTGGCCCACGCCCGCCGCGCTGTCGTCGTGGTGTTCTTCCAGCTCGGGGAGGGCGACCAAGATTCGGTGGTCATCGACCGCACGCTCGCCCACGGCACCTACTGTAACGTGTACAGCCGCGAGCGTATCGAGGCGTGGCTCAAGGCGCGTGGTCTGCGGTGGAGCTGGGCACGGCCCGCGACCGACCACATCCTCACCATCTATATGGATGACCAGCCCGCCGGGTGAGCCCCGCCCGCTGGAGCTGCTGAGTGCCTATCAGCCGCTATTCAACCCCGCCCCGTCGTGGCGCTATGCGTTCCTGACGGGCGGGCGCGGCGGGGGCAAATCGTTTCATATCGCGCTGTTCCTGCTCAACCTGACGTACGAGCCGGGGCATGTCATCCTGTTCACCCGCTGGACGATGGTGGCGGCGTCCATCTCGATCATCCCTGAGTTTGTGGACAAGATCGAGCTACTGGGGCTGGCCGATGACTTCGACGTGACGCGCGACACGATCCGCAACCGGCGCACCGGCTCGGCCATCCTGTTTCGCGGCATCAAGACCAGCAGCGGCAACCAATCGGCGCGGCTCAAGTCCATTCAGGGCGTGACCACCTGGGTGCTGGACGAGGCCGAGGAGCTGGTGGACGCCAAGAGCTTCGACACCATCGACTATAGCATACGCCAGGTGGACCGCCCCAACCGGGTGGTCTTAGTGCTCAACCCAGCCGCCCGCGCCCATTTCCTCTACGAGCGGTTCGTGGCCCAGCCCCGGGCCGATACGCTGTACGTTCACACCACCTACGAGCAGAACGCCCACAACCTGAGCCCGAGTTTCATCAAGCAGGCCGAGCGGCTGCGCGAGACCAACCCCGCCCGGTTTGCCCACGTCTTTCTGGGCGAGTGGACGCACGCCACCGAAGGGCTGCTGTGGACGGGTGCCGACATCGTGCGGGCGCGGGTGGAGCAGCCCCCCGACAGCTTCGCCCGCGTGCTGGTCGGCGTGGACCCCGCCGTCACGGCCAACACGGCGAGCAACGAGACCGGCATCGTGGTCGTGGGGCTGGGCCGCGACCGCCGCGGCTACGTGCTGGAGGACTTGAGCGGGCGCTATAGCCCCGCGCAATGGGGCGCCGTCGCCATCGACGCCGCCCGTCGCTGGGGCGGGAGCATCGTGGCCGAGGTCAACCAGGGCGGGGACATGGTGCGGTCGGTGCTGGCCGCACAAGGCGACAAGGCGCACGGCGTCCGCATTGTGGACGTCCGGGCCACCAAGGGCAAGCTGGCCCGCGCCGAGCCGGTGTACGCGCTGTACCAAGAAGGGCGAGTGTTCCACGTCGGACAGCTCCCGATCCTAGAGCAGCAGATGGCCAGCTTCCGCCCCGACGCCATGGACGGCAGCCCCGACCGCGTGGACGCGCTGGTCTGGGCGCTGTCGAGCTTGATGCTCAAGCAGGTCGAAGCGTTCGTGGTCTAGTCAACTGGACGGGTGGCGCACGGCAGACGCTGTGCCTAGCGTTCGGACCATGGCTGACGCCCCGGCCCCTGTGGCCGTCCCGACCCTGCGCGAGCGCGTGGGGCTCGCCCTGAAGGCGCTGCGCGGGGACATCACCGCGCCCGACGCGAGCCGCGCCGTGATCCCGCTGGTGTACCCCAACTTCCCGGCCATCGCCGGGAGCAGCGGGCAGCCGCCCAACGGGCTGGCCAGCGGGACGCCCCAAATGTCGCTCGTGCGCACGGCCAACCCGCAAGAGTACAAGCCGGAAGGCGCCAGCATCCGGGTGGAAGGGTTCAGCAAGCACCCGGTCGTCCATGCCTGTATGCGGGTCATCGCCGACGTGGTGGCGTCCGTGCCGCTCGTCGTGCTGCGCGCCCGGGGCGACTACGAGAGCCGCGTGCCCGAGTCGCACCCGCTCCAGCGACTGCTGGACTACCCCGGGCCGCGGTTCACCGCCCGGACCATGCGCGCCCGGGTGGCTGTGGACTTCTTGGGCTACGGGAACGCCATGCTGGAGATGGACCGCGGGCCCAGCGGGCAGGGCCTGCCGCGTCGGCTGGGGGCGATCAACCCCGAGTCGCTCCAGTCGGTGTGGGTGGACGCGGACGGCGACCCGCGGCGCTACGACTACGCCAACTGGAGCGGCATCATTGTGCAGCGGGACGTGGCGGACATCATCCATGTGCGCGACCTGGAGATGCCCCGCCCCTTCACGCCCGATGCGTTCG